CTATGAAAAGTTGAGGAATTTCAACAGGTTTAGGTGATTAAAAATGAGCGATAAAATAGTGAAGCGTGGACGGGGAAGACCTGCAGGGACTGGATACGGAAAAGATATAATTTCCAAGTTGCACAGGGGATTTGATGGCGCGCTTGCTGAATTGGATGCACGGGGCAAGTCGCTTGATATGCTATTGGCTGAAGCTCTCGAACGGGACGTTGCGGGCACTATCCGCGCTATCACGCCACTATTGCCCAAGGCCGACACATTGGAAGTCAAGCTATCGGCAGGCGGGCAATTATCGGAAGCTTTAGCAGACGTGCAACGTAGGTTGGCAAGCGACAGGGCGAAGGTAATAGACGCCGAACCTATAGACGATGATGCAAGTGTGACATTTATGCAACAGTCAAGCGAAAAAGATAACGATTAGAATTATTTTTTTTAGTGTTGCAAAAATACCCCCCCGAAAATTTCTCGCACCCCCGTGTATATATATAATAGTATCCAAATAACGTGACCCTTATACCACAGACCCCCCCCTTCACTTATTTCCAACGACCACATACCCCCATAAAAATTTTTTCTTATTTTTTCTTAACGCAATACATTTCCCGTATTTAAGACACTCTGTCCTATAAAGACTATATAGACTGATATATTCTTGATATATTTATAGGACACTCTGTCCCTACTAACACGACACGCTGTCCTAAATTCGCCAAAAACATATGGACACGCTGTCCTATGGAAGTGTCATCAAATGGTACCGATAAACACTGTGACAAAAATACAACACCTTCTTGCAGGCAGGTTCAAATCGTGTATATATGAAAAAAGAGGAGTAAGGGTTTCGGTTGAGCGTACTCCTCCTTTGACGCTCCCGAATGTGGGGCGAGCTTTATTCCCTTTCGGCTCGCCCCACTATCAAAAGGAGAAGATATGGGAAAAGAGAATTTAGATGTAAGCGAGCTTATGCTTGCTATTGCGCTAGACCCTGTTTTATTCGTTAAGGGTGTGCTTGGCGCGGAGCCAGAGGAATGGCAGGAGAAGGCATTATATGCTGTGCGTGACAATGACAGGGTGGCTATCAGGTCTGGTCACGGTATCGGTAAAACTGCATTTCTATCTTGGCTCATATTGTGGTGGGTTTTAACCCGTTCTCCATCCCGCATTGCTTGCACTGCCAACACCGCTAGCCAGCTATCCGATATTCTGTGGGCAGAGGTCGCCAAGTGGCATCGTCGTATGCCTGATGGCTTGAAAGAGCTTATTGAAGTCACATCCGCGAAGGTTGAGCTTGCTGGTCAGGACAGCTTTGCTGTGGCTCGTACAGCGCGTAGAGAGACACCAGAAGCCCTGCAAGGGTTTCACAGTCCAAATATGCTGTTCCTCGTGGATGAGGCATCTGGCGTGGACGACATCATCTTTGAGGTTGGTGAGGGTGCTATGTCTACAGAGGGCGCTAAGACAGTTATGACGGGAAACCCCACTCGTACATCTGGCTACTTCTATGAAGCCTTTAATAAAATGAAAGACAGCTTCTTCACAATGAAGGTTGCCTCATCTGATAGCTCTCAGGTCGGCCCGAAGTTCATTGAGGATATGAAGACAAAATATGGTGAGGACAGCAATATCTATCGTGTGCGTGTTTTGGGCGAATGGCCTGAAGCAGATGACGATGTAGTTATTCCACTGCATCTCTTGCAGTCAGCAGCAGAGCGTGACCAAGTGCCAGCAGAGACAACACCTGTTGTTTGGGGGCTGGATGTGGCGCGTTTTGGCACCGACAAATCTGCCCTTTGCAAGAGAAAAGGGAATGTGGTAACTGAGCCTATCAAATCGTGGCGCAATAAAGATTTGATGGAAATGTGTGGGATTATCTTAAATGAATACGAAACAACTACGTGGTCAGATAGGCCAGTCGAAATACTCGTCGATAGTATCGGCCTTGGTGCTGGTGTCGTTGACCGTCTCACCGAGCTTGATTTACCTGTGCGTGGAATTAACGTCGCTGAATCCGCTTCTATGGGAGAACGTTACGGGCGGCTGCGGGATGAGTTGTGGTTTCTAGGCAAGGAATGGTTTGAGGCGCGTGACTGCACAATCCCAAATCAAGAAGAGCTTATAGACGACCTATCTAAGCCTAGATTTTCTTTCCTATCTAATGGTAAGCTAAAGGTAGAAGGAAAAGATGAAATGAAACGGCGCGGTCTAAACAGTCCTGACCTTGCAGATGCCTTTTGCCTTACCTTCGCTTCTCGTGCTAGTATTGCCAAGAATGGCAGTAAGCACAAATGGAACAGCAACCTGAATTACGGGAAAGCAAAATGGATAGTTTAAGAACAGTAGATGGCGAGCCTATCGAGGATACAGCGTTTGAAATGATTGCTCTTGTTCTTCATCAGCTTTCAGAGCTTGGGCAGGACTGGGACGAATTGATTGACACTTGCTTGCTTGCCTCTGCCTTCTGCGCTCAAGAAGCTGATATGCACCCCGATGACTACATGATGCGTGTGCGTTCTATTAGAGTGACAGACGATGGAATTTACGGAGACGCTTAATGGCTATTATCTATCGCGGCGAGCGTTTTGCTGGTTACAACAAACCTAAACGTACCCCAAAGCACCCGAAGAAAAGCCACGCAGTGCTGGCGAAAGAAGGTGACACAGTTCGCCTAATTCGTTTCGGTCAGCAGGGTGTTCGTGGCGCTGGAAAAAATCCTAAGACAGCTAAAGACAAAGCACGAAAAAAATCGTATTATGCCAGACATAACGCGCAAGGTAAGCCGACAAGTAAGTTGTCTGCAAAGTACTGGTCGCATAAAGTTAAGTGGTAGGAGTTAAATATGCCTCAAGTTGGAAAGACACATTACAAGTATACAAAAGAGGGAATGGCAAAAGCCAAAGCCGCCGCAAAGAAGCGTGGCGTAAAAGTTAAGTATGCCAAAAGCAAAACAACAAAGAAGAAGGCTTAACTATGACCACTTGCTACCACTGCGGATACCCAACCCACACCAATGTAACTGGCTCTTGCAAAAGCTGCCGCAAATCACTTGCCGTTGAGCCAGTGAAAATGCCAGAACCTGTAAAAGCGCCAACCGTTAAAAAAGAAACAAAAAAAGTAAAAGCTAAAAAAGCTCCAGTCAAGCCTATTACGGTAGAGCTTGGCGACGACGCAACAGATTAAGAGATATATAATGGCTAAAATGAATGATGTAGAATTTCAATCTATTGTCCGCAATGAGATTGAGCAAGCTATTGGTCACTACGATACAGAGTATTCTCAAGCTCGTATTGATGCAATGGACTACTATCTTGGAGAGCCTTTTGGCAACGAGCAAGAGGAACGCTCAAAAGTTGTCAGCACAGAAGTAAGCGACACCATTGAACACATCATGCCTAGCCTGATGCGTATCTTTACGCAATCTGATGATTATGTCCGTTTTGTTCCAACGGGGCCAGAGGACGTTAAAGGTGCAGAACAAGCCAGCGACTATTCAAACTGGGTAATCAATAATGATAACCGTGGCTTTGAAATCATGCACAACTGGTTCAAGGACGCACTTATTCTAAAGATGGGTGTTGTTAAATACTATTGGGACGAAACCACAGAGGTTAAGACTGAGGAATACGAAGGTCTTACCGAAGATGAACTAATGATGCTCATGCAAGACCCTGAAGTGGAAGTGGTGGAGCAAGAAGAAATAATCATGGGTGAAGAGGTAATTATGCCAGATGGCATGATTATTCCAGCACCAGTAGCCTACAATGTTAAATTGAAACGCACAGAAAACAATGGTCGCATTGCCATTGAGAATGTGCCGCCAGAAGAGTTCTTAATCAGCAACCGCGCCAAGAGTATTGCGGACGCAGATTTTGTCGCTCACCGCACAACCATGACAGTCAGCGAACTTGTTGAAATGGGTTATGACCGCGACGAAGTTGAGCGTTATGCTGGTTACACTGACTTGGATATGAATGAAGAGCGCACCAAACGCTTTGAAGATATTGAAACTGGCCTCACTTATGATAGCAGCGACCCGACGATGCGAAACGTGCTGGTTACTGAATCTTACATCAAATCAGATTATGATGGTGATGGCGTTGCAGAGTTTCGTCGAGTGCTTACTGTCGGTAACGGATACCATATTCTTGAGAATGAAGAGTTTGACCATATTC